TACATGGTTTGAGATATCAAGGAGTAGTAATGCATCTTAATAATAAATAAGGAGGCAAATGATATGAAACAATATTATTCAATAGACGATATTAGTATTTCTAAATGGAATAAACTTTCTGATAGTTTCTATGAAATTGTCATCTCAGCAAAGGATGGATTCTCATCAAGCATTCCAAATGATGCTTTAGTAGGAGTGTCTGATAATACTACTATTGATGAATTAAAGGTACTAATCAAACCTTTTGTGGAGAATATCATTACAGTAGAATATTCCGAAAGAGATTATATTGCCCCAATTGATTTACTAAATAATAATAACTAAACGGGAGAAAGTAACAATGGCGAAGGGAACTAAAACAATACCTCAGGAGATGCCTTTAGCGAATCCAGAGGGAAAGACAGTCGAAGAATTGAGGGAAGTGGCAGTGACTCTTCAGGCTCAAGTAACGGAGAATCAGAAGCTAGCGAATCATCATCAGACAATGGCAACGAAAGCTCAGGGAGCTCTGGAGGTGATGCTTCAGATGATTCCTAGACAGGAAGTAGAGGAGATGATTCAGGCAGAGGAAATGGAGAATAATGACTCAAAAACAACTGATTGAACTTATTCAACAGCATCATTCTAATATGGGCGAGACTGAAATACGTCTTGCCCTTAATAGAGCACAAGATGATTTCTGTGCAAAAACAGAACTTATAAAAGAAACCTATACTCAGGATTCAGTTGCTGGACAACGATATTATTTATTAGATGAACAAATTTTAAAAATATTATCTGTTCAGATTAATGATGTTGAAATTCCCAGGCTAATTGGAAGGCCAATTATTGATGATGATGAATTTGATGCTCAAGCTGGTTTAACGGCAGGTTCTTCATCTTCTAATGAGCGCTATTGGTATGTAGATAGTGGTAGATTAGGGGTTGTTGAAAAGATAAGTGGCGTTGCTACAAGAGATGACAAGCAAAGTGATTATCAGTCTATATCAGTTGTAAAGGAAATACGCATTTTTTCTATTTCCCAGGCAACTGATTTTACTACGAATCTTACTTTATCGTCTGACTTGCCAAATCAATATCATGATGCTTTAGTTTATAAGGTGATAGGAGATGGATATTTAAAGGCAGGGATGAAAGAATTTAGTCCACAAGCATCTCAAATATTTGATGCTAAGTATGACCAGTTAGTGAAGGATGGCAAAAAGAATGCTAGAGCCAATTACAATAGTACTGGCTCGGCTATTATTACGCCTACGGACTTTTAATGGCTTGGAAGCGTGAATATAATAAGGGTGGCAAGGATAGTGGAGAAAGATGGTCTGTTATTTCTGGTAGACCAGATGCTACTAACACAATTACCTGGGCAGATTCCAATATATGGACGGGTAGAGTGTGGACAAAGGAAGTTAAATAAAGGGATGTTAATATGTCAAGTTTAGCAGGGAAAACATTACTTAGTACTTATACAAGTTTATTAAAACTAGAAGGTGATGCAGGTAGCACAGTAGCAGGAGCATCAGGAAATGCTGTCCAAGTGAAAACTGGCGATGATGATGCTACTCCACTTTATCTTAATACTGACAGAGTAGGTATCGGGACTGCTTCACCAGATACTACTCTTGAAGTAGTTGGTTCTTTTGCTGCAAATGGGCCTTCTTCAACATTTATAACTATGGCTGAAAGTGATACTGAACCTGATGTATCTGGTGGTAACATATTCAAAAGTCATTCAACTGGAGTAACTATAGACCAATTTGATGGAGGCGTATGTGGTCAGATAATAACAATTATATCAGGGGGAGCAACTGTATATGATGTGACAGGCTCCGAATTAAAAGGTGGAAGTACAAATATAACAACAGCAGCTGGTGATGTTACACAGTGGGTCTGTGAGAGTGCTACAGTTTGGCATTTCTTATCTTGGATGGATTTAAGTGAAGATTTGTCTGCTGCAGGAGGTCATTAAGTGACAGATACATTAAAAACAGCAGCAGTAGGAATGAGTGGTTCGGCAATAGGTTGGTTAGAATGGTTTCCTCCACTTATGAGCGCTTTTGGCGCAATAGCAACATTGATTTATATGTTAATTAAAATATACAAGGAGATGAAATAATGTCAGCAATAGTAGCGTGGATAACTAAAACATTTTTAACCGAAGCTATGCTAAAGAAAGTTCTCGTTGTTTTAGGAGACTATCTTGTAGCTAGCTCTAAGAACAAGCTTGATGATAAGTTATGGGGACAAGTAAAGAGAATACTAGTAAAATAGTAGGTGATAAGATAGCTACTGTATTTGGATTATGGGATTTATTACAAAACCCACATGAACTGCTGGAAAAAATCGGTCTAGGCAGTGGCAGGGTTTATCATAATGTTCCATCTAAGTGTTATGTATGTGAGCATCATGAGTTTAGTAATCTATCACTCGTGGGAGTGTATAGAAAGCCAGTGTTTTATGAATGCAATAAATGTGGAGCATTACATTTGCGTTATAAACAGAAGTGGCTAGAGGGGAAGTTCGCTAATTTACAGGATGTCTATATTAATCCTGAAGATTGGAAAGACGAACCGCCCCCAGAAGAATATAACTAAGGAGCTTTATGGTAAATGAGAGGGGAGTAGTTAAGCGTTACATAGTTACTCCAGATAAGCATGCTCCATTGCACGACAAGAAAGCAATCTCTGTCGTAAAACAAGCGATAGAAGTGATACAGCCAGATGGATATGTTGACCTTGGCGATTTTTCAGAGTGGAACTCTGTGTCACACTGGCAATGGAAAAATAAGAAAAAACCGCCTTTAGAGTATCTAGTGCCAAGTATAGATGCTGATATAAAGGCTACAAACGAGCTTTTTGACGAAATTGATGATAGTTTAGATAAGGTGAATGTACAGGATAGGCGTTTTTGTATGGGTAACCATGAAGAATGGCTTTCGTACTTTGTAGAGGCTCATCCTTATTTAACTAATTACAAATTTGAAGCGGTAAGTGGTGTTAGGGAACGTGGATATAAGTTATATACTCCAGGTGAATACTTTAAGATAGGAAAGCTTCATTTCTATCATGGACATCATTTCGGAGGGCAGTATCATACTGCTAACCATCTTAGGAAACTTGGCGTTTCAATAATGTATGGACATTATCATTCAATGCAGATGATGGGCATCACAGGCCTAAAAGGGCCTATAGAAGCGTGGTGCATAGGTTGTTTGAAAGATATGTCCACTGAGAAAAATAAATGGCTTAAAGGGCGTCCTCACCAATGGGTGCATTCCTTTGCTATCGTTGATTTTTACACAGGAGGTAACTTTGCGGTTACTCCGGTCAAGATAGTAGACGGAAAGGCAACATTATGGGGACATACTTTGAAGGGATAGAAAATGTATACATGTTCATACTTATCGTGTTATTCGGTACCCTGGGCAAACAACTCGACGACCATCCGATGGGTGGTTACAGTTGCCCACACTACTGCGACGTTAACCACAAGCACGTCATGCGAGTAGATGGATATATTTCAGATACTAGAGCTCTACGGGATTCCTGTAGTAGTAACGATAGTCTTTGGGTATTTCATATGGAAACAGAATCTATGGATTCAGAATGAACTTGTTGAAGAAATTGAAACTAATAATAAAAGGTTGGAGGCAATAATTATCAAGCTTATCGACCAACAAAAGAAAGTACAACTTGAACAGAAACAAATCCGTGGATACATAGAAGGTATTAAGGATATAATGATAAGCTTAACAAAGGAGAAATAAAATGGCTTGGGATATAGGAAACTTATTTAAAGCACTGAAAAATCAAGGCAGTTCTCAGGGTGGTGGTAGTGGAGTTAGAACCCTTGCACAAACTGTTGGAGATAGCAACTATGGAAGAATGCTGCAGGGTGAAAAATCACCTGCTTATTCTGATGCATTAGAAGGAACGCAAAGTGCTGCTAAAGATTTTGCAACCTCATATGACCCTTCAATGGAAGAAGGTCGTATAACCTCACAACATGCACAAGATTTTGCAAAAAATATGGATGTTAGTAGTAAGGAAGACGTATTTGAAATGCAGAATATGTTAAATCAGCTT